TAGGTTACTAAAATGTCTGCACCTTATTTCAAGCAATTTCCAAATTTTCAATACAACGATAGAACTCCTGGTGGAAACACAATTGGAGACTTTGTGGAGGTTAAAAACTTATTCAGGAAACTGAGTATTAGTGATTTTATCTTCAGTAATGCAACTTTCTTCACAAAGTATACGATCAAAGGTGACGATAGGCCAGACAATGTTGCATATGAAATCTACAATGATGCAACATTAGATTGGTTAGTTCTGACCATGAATAATATTTCTAATGTATTTGACGAATGGCCTCTGACGAATCAAAACTTTGAGAATTATTTGCTTAATAAGTATGGTTCTACAGAAAATATCCACGCCGTAAAACACTACGAAACAGAAAAAGTAACCGATTCTCAAGGTAAGGTAATCATTCCAGCAGGAAAAGTTGTTCCAGAGGACTTCTCAATTACTTTCTATGATGCTGGTCTTAAGACAGAAGTTTTAAAGACTCTTATTACTGATGAAGTCACAAACTATGTGTATGAGCAGAGAATACAAGATCAGAAAAGATCTATATTCTTAATGAAACCAGAATACCTCACAGGAATTCTTGATGAAGTTAAATCTGAACTTAAGTACAAAAAAGGTGGGTCTCAGTATGTGAGCCCCACCATGAAGAAAGCAGAAGATGCTAGACTTTTTAACTCTTAACTGTCAGCAAGTCGTTGGAAGTAGCTGAGAGTTTCATCTTCTTCATCACTCGCAGATGACTTAGGCATGATGTCCTCAGAGTTGAAGGACTCTTCCTGAACTGGTGCTGGACGACGAGACTCGAACTGAGGCGTGTAGGACCCCCTAGAATCGTCCTCCTGCTGCACTTCTTCGTCCATGGTAGGACGAGCAGCACCTTGACCCAGAACGGTCTTAAGACGCTTAGAGAGTTGCTCATAACTCTTGAACTTATCAGGAGCAACAATCTCCTTCAGAGAATACTCTTTGTTCCAGAGAGCTTCCAGAGCATCGTCATCATCCAGGAGAGGACCAACACGGTCGAACTCAGAAGAGTCATAGTTCCAGTAACCTGCAACTTTCTTGATCTTCAGTTTGAAGTTAGCACCCTGCCAGAAATCGAAGGGATTGATGGGTTGCTCATCTTCAAACTCAGGTTGCATTGCTTCCATGATCTTGTCAAAGATCTTCTTACCGAACTTGTAAAGGAAGACTTTACCCTCGTTATGAGGATTAGCAGAGTCCTTCACAACATAGATGTTGGAGTAGAAGTTCAGTTTACGCTTTTGGCGACGAACGGTGTCTTTGTCAGACTCAATACCGCTGTTCCAAAGTTCACGATTGTACTCAGAAACAGGATCTTTCTCTCCAATGGTAGTCAGAGAGTTTTCAATGTACCAACCACCTTTGTCCTGAAAGGCGTGGTGATACAGTTTTGCCCATGGCAGATCTTCCCCATTAGGAGCAGGAAGAAAACGAATAACAGCATATCCATTGCCAGACTTGTCTAGCTCTGGTTTCCAGAGACGCTCATCGACATCATTACCCCCGGAACTCATCTTTTCTACTTCCTTCACCAACTTACTGGTGAGAGAACCGAGAGAGGATTGCTTTTTAAGATTTGAAAAGGACATAGGATTTTTAGGATTGATTGGATTTGGTTTGTGGACGACTTTATCTTACTCGTGGCAAGAAGGGATGTCAAGCCCTGTCTAGTTGTTCTTCCATCAGTTCGATCATCTCAGTCATCTTACTGAAAAGGAAATTCAGGTCTGTATCCGATGGGATTCCCATCATCATAGCAGATTTCATAATGTTTTCCTTCATTTTCTTCGCTTGCGGGTCATCAGACAACGAAAGACGAGCATAAAGGATTTTCTGCTTTTCAATCAGAGTTTTGAGAAGTTTCAAATGATCTAATTTGGCATCATCATCCATACTAGGAAAAGTAAAAACATTTTCATAGATGGTATCTTGTAGTTCTGCAATTTCTTGCATCTCTTGTTGAATGATTTCCGAGTCAAAAAAATTCATTTACTTTCTAAGATGATTTCTTTCAAGATTTTTCGATATTTGAAAATATCAAGATTAAGGAATGATGAATATTTATCAATTCTCATAGAGATTAGTTGCCAAACTGGATCATTCAGTTTTTTATCATAATCTCTCTTATATAGAAGTATTTTGTCCAAAATTACAAGTGTCTCAATTGACACTTCTTTCTGAATATACTTTTTTACCAAAATTGGGTGCCTATTGCTCTCAACCTTCAAAACATCATCAAACTTGTTCTCTTCAAAGAGTTTTGTTACCTCTTCTTTGAAGAAATAAGTAAGTGATTGCATTCTTTTTTGCCAATCAGTATATACCGACTCACCATTCTTGATAATATCTCCAATCCAGAGGCTTTGGGGATCAGTACAAGAGATAAAGTTAGATACAAAAAATTCTACAACCTGTTTGTCGTCTTTTTGACGAGACAGTTTTTCAAAAAAGTACCTATCACGACGATTGTAAAATGCTTTAATCGTTGCTCTGGTTTTGCCAGCGTACTTATGATAGTCATACTTTTCTTTCGTGAAATGATTTTTCAACGATAGATAAGAGGTATATGCTTGAAACGGCATCATTATAAAAAGGTAATAGGGCGTTTTTGGCCACGAATTTTTTTCCCGCCTTTTTTGGAATTAAAAGTCGATTTTCAAATAGGGAGCTTTGCTCTGGAACTCTTCTTCATAAAGTTAAGTTCGATTGCATTGCATTTGATCTTCTCTTTGAGTGGTTTCGTGATTAGTTTTGAAATAGATTCTATCTCAATGTTGTTCTTTTCGCAAAAGAATAGAACGGCATCAATATAATTCATCTCCTCGTTATCGAGGACGATCTTCTCAATTTCTTGACAGAATTTGGAAGGGCAATAGAATTTATTCTCGATTGCTTTTTCTACATTACTTTTCATACTGATTAAGTTTGTGTTGGACGAACTCTCTAATATACTCAGTAAGGAGATTGATGTATTTTTGTTTATCATATTGTTCATAGACGACGCATTCTCCATTTTCGCAGGACATAATAATTACAAGTTTTTTGACCATGACACCAGTAAGTTCGTACAGCATACAACCGTATGCCATTGCTTGAACGAAGTAATGTTCAATCCACTTTTCTGGTTTTGGTTTCTCCGATGTTTTAAAGTCAATGACAGCTAACTCGCCATCATATTCAGCAATACAGTCAACAGTCCCTGCTATCCCTAGTACCTCGCTATACAGGGACTTCTCTAGTGCTAATATATTATTTATCTTGTTTAATTCTGGTTTCGCAAGTCTAAACAAGACATCGGATAGTGGTTGTACGGTGGGAAGATCTTTGTTTTTAAGGTAATACTCTGTAAGAGTATGCATATCAGTGCCACGACTTGTGGCTCTTTTGGTTTTTCGATTCGCCTCCTTTTCCCCAACACGCTTTCTCCAATCTTCAAAGATCTTTCGATTGCGAAAACTAGTAACAGAGGTAATAGAGACGAATTTCTTCTTTTCTCCACCAGGAATATCGTAATATCTTACGCCATCAATGGTTTCTCTTGTTAGAGCAGGAAGGTCAATGTCAACATGATTAAAGATCATAAATTTTACAAATTAAGATTCATTTTTGCGACCAGATATTCTTTAACAATACCAGATCTTACGATATCATCAAGTCCAAACTCTATCAGTTCAAAAGATGGCATGATCCTAAGGATTTTCATGAAGTCATGAATACCATTCTTCTCATTGGATTTCTGTAAGTCTGTTTGTGTTGCATCACCACAGAAACAAATTTTAGAGTTTTCACCGACTCTTGTGATTATACTATCAAGCTCGTGAAAGTTCAAGTTTTGATACTCATCGATGATAATAATTGCATTATCAAAAGTTGTACCACGAATAAAAGAAGTAGACCAGAAAGAAATAGTTTCCTGACTCTTCAAGTTGCCATAAAGCATCTCAAAATCAGAATCTGATGGCATCTGGAACATGTACTTGACCATGTTCTTGTATGGAATCTGATACAAGGAAGACTTATCCTCATGATCTCCAGGAAGGAATCCAATTTCTCTTGTAGAAACAAGAGATCTTACGATGTAAATTTTTTCATAAGGAGACTCAGGATTAAAGACATCCATCAATGCATTGAAGAGAGTGATGAATGTCTTACCAGTCCCTGCAGCTCCATAGGCAACTACATTTTTACCCTCAGCATAAGCATCAAAAAGTTTCTTTTGATTGTCTGTAAGGGGTTCAATGTCAAGAAGAAAATCAGCATTAATTGGTTTTTTTCT